ACGTAAAAGCGGTCGATCTCTACTCCGCCGTCCATGAATGCGGGGTGCAGCTCAAAGCCTGCGGCGGGCTGATCGGAGATCCACCAGCACTTCTTGCCAGCTTGGTCGCTGCCGGCGGGGGCCTGCTCGACCTTGTAGTAGAACTTGGGGATCTGGACCATGTCCTGCTCGTCGATGGTGGCGTCCTGAATCCCTGCGTAGGTCGGATGGTTGTTGAAGTATGCGGTGTCGGTAGTCTTGTTGTTTCCGTCTTCGTCGACGCGCTGCCACGTTCCTGCGCCGCCGCCGGAAGCCACCTGGGCAATGCCGACGATCACCGCAAACAGGTCCTTGGTGGTAAAGCTGATCTCCGAGGACCACTCTGAAGCGCCAAGCGTTTCACCTTCGTGCTGGACCTTGGCGTAGTATGTGACTTCACCGTCCTGCAGGTTGCCGGCGGGAACCACGTGAGACTCCAAGTCGAGCGAGCTGCCGGAGTCGTAAACGGGGGTGTCGTAGGAGCCTCCGGCTTCACGGATCATCCACCTGGATCCGACGTGGTTGTCAGAGCCGCCGGACACAGTGAACGGAGAGCTGGTCAAGGTCGGCTGCTCAGGGATGTCCGTTGCGCCGTTGCCAGGGTTGGTGAGGGTCGGCGTCTCTATGTAGACAAACGAAGCCGCAGTGTCGAACGCGGTCATATCCGACCAGGGGGACCATGCGCCCTGACTGTCTTTGTAGCGAATCTCCCACTTGAACGTGCCGCCTACGGAAAGGATTCCCGCGGGGAGCTTGAAGCTGGACCCGGCGGGCTGCTCGCCAGAGTCGTAGATCGCTTCCGCATAGCTGTCCGCGTCGCTGTAGACGCGAACCTGCAGAGCGCCTTGCGACGTTCCGAGCGGGTGACTGTAAACAGAGCCGGTCAGCGTCGGGGTTTCCTGCAGGTCGATGGCCCCGGCGGCCGGAGAGACGTTGGTGGGCTTGACGGGCGGATGGTGGTCGCCCAGCAGGCCGGTGTCCTGGTGCACGCCAACGATATACTGAGTCACGACTTCAACGTCGGACTCGTTCACGATCTTGATATCAAAATCACCGCGAGCTGGAAGTCGGTATTCGACATCCTGTGTACCGTCCTCATTGGTCCGCACCCATTCCCAGGGAGCCAGCGTCCAAGATTCGTGGGTTGCGTCCTGGAAGTAGACCGACAGCTCTCCGACAGCCCCGCGGCGAATGAGGATAGCCTTGTCCACATCGGCCAGGCCAAGCGCAAACTTGCCGCCGTAGTAGATGTCTCCGGGAGCAAAGCGGGTAGACTGTCCGTCGAGTTGGGCGGATGTCCTTTTCAGCGTGGCTCCGGAGTATGATGCGGACACCTCGGACGTGGCGCGGAACCGGGTGGAGGTCAATACGGCCTCGACAGTCACGGTCTCGCGGAGGTCTCCCGAGCAGATAACGTATTCCTGCCCGACCTCCAGCAGGGAGGTGTCTGCGCAGTCCACGGATTCGTCGCCCGCCACAGTGACAACGCTGCCGACTTCGATCTGGTCGGCAAACGAGAACGGGCGGCGGAAGAACTCGAAGAAAAACTTCTCGTCGTCGGTCACGTTGCGGATGTCCTGCGCCAGCTTCAACATATCCTGTCGCTGCAGAATGGTGGTTGCGTCATATCCGTCGAGCTGGGCCAGTACGGCGTCGATCGCCGACTGGGTGGCTGTCTGGATCTGCTCCTGGATCTTCTCGGGATCCAGCTGCCCCTGTCCCACGGCCGCCAACAGCAGCGACGCCTGGCTGTTAAAGGTCTGTACAGAGTTGATGAGCTCTTGCACTCGTTCATTCATGGATGCCATCTTATTCTCCTTCTCCGGTATAAAGGTTGGCGGGGTCGTATCCTGCGGTCCGCGCCCAGTTTTCGATGTTGGACAGCCGCTGTTTGTATCCGAGCAGTTCGGTTTCATTGGCAATCAGGGCTGAGGTGAACTGCATCACAAGCAGATCCTGAGAGCCGATCATCCGGCCTTCGTCGGTGATCATGTCTTCCGTCACTGCAGCGGCGCCGTCAGGGACCGTGATGGTCCCGAGAACCACATGGTGCGGCTCAGGTGTGGCTACGATCTTCAGCTGTTGGTATGTTTCCTGTCCCGGCGTGTAGTAGGACTCCAGAACCGGATGCCAGGTTCCGGGGCCTGCGACGGGGAGGGTTTCGCTGGCATCCATCCGCAGGGTGACGGAATATCCCTCGCGCTCGATTACGGCCACGGAGGCCGGGTAGTCGTCGTGAGATGCGGAGATAAGCACGTTCAGCCCCTCCGCCGGCAGGATCTCGAACCCTTGGTACACACCCGGGGTCAACACGCCAGCCATTTTCCTGTTGAGCGCAAACGAAGCGTAGCGCTCTTTGTACTTCACAAAACTCGAGAGCATTAGCTTTCCTCCTCGGGGGCTGGGAAGGTGATGTAGACGAAGTTCTCGTATCGCTTGCCCGGGGCCAGCCATTCGGGAAGAAACGACGCCAGGGCCACAAGTTCGTCGTCCTGATCGTACAGACCGATAATGTTGCACTTCTGCGGCGCAGAGACTGCATCCTCGGGGATGGCGCAGACGAAAAGCGCACGCCCGTCGGACATCGAGGCTTCAGGTGTCCCGGACGTAATGAATCCGGGAACCTCGCTCGCGCTCAAGGGCAGGGATTCCAGGGTTGGCGGATTGGTTGTTTCGTCGATGTGCCCGTAGCCGGCGGCGAAAGACACCACCCGCGGACAGGGTCCGACTCCGGTCAGCGACTGACCTATCTTGTCGTACAGCCGGGTCTGAATTTCAGCCCGCTTCCACGTGATCTCAGGCATGTGCTACCTCCATAAGTGCGTCCAGCGGGCATAAATCCAAGGCGACATCATCCATTCCGGGAGCTTCGTCCAGAAAGACTTCGTCCGCCCCGAAATACGCCGGCGCTGTACTGGTTGAGTTGTTTTTGACGTCGGGACTGATGCCAATAAAAAATCGATGGCTCTTGCGCGAAGATTCGGCTGCAGCGGCTGCGATCGAAAGAGGGACTGACGCCGGCAAGATGGACACGGGAACACAATCTGCCGGAGGAAGCGCGGCTCCTTCCACTCCGGGAATCATCTGGTCAAGCCAGCCTGCAGATCCCTCCTCGTAGAACATATCGAGGGACCAGGGGCGACCCATGGTCCACGCTGCCGATGTTTCGTCTCGTGCAACGGGGGCTTGGTCGATGCCTGATTCGTCAAGAGCCTCAGCGGCTCCCCGGTCAAAGAGGGGGCCAAAAGAAAGCGGCGCAACGCACGCCTTGCGAGCGGCTTGCGTCAGGTCGTGTCCGGGAGCCTTCACAGGGACATCCATCTCGAGGGCCAAGGTCAGCCAACCGAGCCAGGAGCGGGTGTTCTTCGCTACGGAAATAGCTCTCTCCACTTCCGTGATGGTTTCCGGTCCCCACATTTCGGTGGGCAACAGCGGACGACGAATCATCCCCCGGACGGCAAACGTGAACCGGTCCAAGCCTTCTCCGCCCGGTTGGTGCCACTGGATGATTTCAGCGTCGACGCCCAAGTCGGAGAGGACCTGCTTCACGGCCCAGGCCGTGCCTTTCTTCCGATGCCAGGCAATGGATCCTTCAACCAGGCTTCGCTTTGACTCGATAGGCAGGGTGGGCAGCCAGAAGTCCACGTGAAGCTGCCAGGCAAGCAGATCAAGAGCAGCCTCGGGCAACTCCGGAATGCGGGAGTAAATACGTGCCAGGTCGGTGTCGCCGGCCAGCCTGACAAGGTGGCCATTCAGCGACTCGGACGCTGCGGAAAGTTTTTCGTCATCGGAGATGCTGCTCGGCAGAATCTCCGAGAAGTGAAGGTCAGTCGCTTTCAAGCCCGCCATACTGCACCTCGATGTTTACATTGTTGGCGACCTCCAGCGGGGTCAGGCTGACAAAGGCCGGCTCCAGAACTTCCACCCGCTTGGTTCCGGCGGACTGAATCAGGTGGGTCAGCTGAGAGGGGTTGATGTCGCGCCCGAGCTTCGAGCGCTGCCAGTCGACAAAGTTGTCCACGGCACGGTTGACGGACTCCTGAATCTGTCCGGCGAGCGCTGCCTGGTCCTGGTGGATGAAGTACACGGCGGAGATGGAGTAGTCCCTGGGCGTGGGGGGCACGACCTTGCAGAGATCGGTCAGCGGAATAACGGACTCCGCGTCGAGTGTGGCTCTTACCTGGTTGAGTATCTCTTCAGGCGGGATCTGGCCCCCTTTGAGCAGCACGCAGACGTCAACTTCTCCCGGGGCAGGACTGGACACAGATACGTCCTCGATGTCCTGGTGGGCCGATTTGGCCCAATACTGGTAGGCCCCATCAGGGCCGGCCACGGAATACTTCTCAGGAGAAATGTGGATCCGCTCTCGATAGTTATCGTCGGACTCCAGGTCGCTCCCGCCTGCCGATGGTGTCGTGTTAGCAACGGAGGACACGTTCTGCACGGTGTCAACGAATCTGTTTATCTGGCCAGGCAGAAACCCGTTCCCCGCTGCGCCAGCGGTCAGACAGGCCGCTTCAACAGATGAAGATGTTTCGCCAGCTGGCACGGATGCGACTTCGGTTGTGGCAAAAAACAGCTTGCCGTCGGGCGTGGCGCGTGTCCCGGCCGGGATGACGACATCGTGAGCTAAGGGCTCCGAAAGTGAAAACTGGAGAGTGACCAGCGCAGAGGACGCCTTCAGCCGCCGCGTGTCTGTCAAAGCACCCAGGTGGTCAAGATTGTCCCCATCGGCGTAATAGACCAAGTTCTGCTTGGCGGCGTAGTCGATCTGGAAACGCTGCTGGGCCACGATGTACGCCAATCCTTCCAGAAACAACCGGACAGGGTCGCCCGGGTACAGTTTGGACTCCGCGATTCGTTCGTATGTAGTGATGATCTCAGTTTCAATTGCCGACGCATCGGTTTCGCAAAATTGAGTGTCACGCAAAATTGTCTTCAGGCTACTCATAGCTACCCTCGATAGCGATTCGGATTACCGGGAACAGGCGTCCGTCCATCGCGGCTTCGGCCAAAGGCTTGAAGTCGACGGACACAACGGAGCACCTGGGCTCCTGCTTCTCTATTTCGTCTATGACCTCCCCGGTGAACGCGGCCATCGCTTCGGGGGTCGGGCTGTCAAGAAACGATGCGGAGACCCCGAAGTCTCTGTCCAGCGGGACAGAGCCCTTGATTGTCGAGACGATCGTGCGGACATTCTGCAGGATCTCGGTCACCCCGGTCGCGCCAATAACGACTTCCGCTGGAAGCGTTGTGTCCAGGATAAACTCCATCAGTTGTACTCCTTGAGCTTGAGCTCGACTTCGGCCCAAAGAACCTTGGACGCCGACATTTTCTTGGCCACCTCGTTCGATTCCGTCAGCACGAAGCGACCCAAGCGGCGACCAGCAATAACAAGGGCGTGATGCTCGCCGGACTCAAGCAGTGCGTCGATCTCGATCAGTTTCGCCTCGACATCGGTGAACGTGTGGTCCAGTTGAACCTTGAAGCTCACCTCGGCCAGCGACGTGCCCAGGTGTTGAAGTCTCGCAAGGCCGTCGACGACCGGATGTTCGGCGAACTGAGCCACTCGGCGGCGACGCAGGTCGACAGGGGTGAACACATCAGATGCGCTCGAACGAAAAACGAGAGGGCCAAAGCTGCCGACCTGCATCACGCACCTCCGGCGAGAACGCCGTTGATCGGATTGTCAACAACCAGGTCAGTAACGTGCAGGGTTCCGCGTATCCGGTAATTCCCTTGCTGCTCTACATCTCCGGTGTGGTCGACGTTTGCCGTCTTGACCTCGGTGGAGACAGCGCCGCCGGCTCCCGAGGAAGTTATGTTACCCGTCTGGACTATCTGCGGCGCTTCGACTCGCACCGTGCTGGCAGACTTCAGTGTGGCCACACCTTGCGATTCGGCTGTCAGCTCTCCGCCGGCAGTGATGATGGTGTTCCCACCGACATCCACAGAGAGATCCTCTTCCACTCTCGCCACGGCCGTCCCGCCGATATCGGCTGTCAGGTCCTTGTCGATGGTCAGTTCCGCGCATCCGTTCACGACGTGCCCGGACAAAAGATGTTGCTTGCGGTCATACTCGAACCACGAACCGTCATCGAAGCGGAAGTGACGCTTGTCAGGATCTGCGACAGGAACCGCGTCGGCCTGAGAGTATATCGCCCCCAGCACACAGCCTTGCTCTTGCCCGGTCGGCAAAAAGAGGCACATCACGTGCTCTCCGATGTCGGGCATGTGGTACTGCTTGTCCTTGCAGGTCTTGTCAAATCGAACCGGCAGTTCTCTTGTGACCAAGGATGTTTCGCCATGGTGCACATCCGGGAGCTGGACTCTAACGGTGCCGCGCTCTGGGTAGACCGATGTCACAACGCCAACGCGCAGCAGCCGGCCGACCACGGATTCCAACATTTCGAGACGTCTCAGTATTTCATTCACCATTTCAAAACCTTCCTTATCTTCACCGATGTAGAGTATCCTCCAGTGCGCGTGAAGCTATGTTTCGCCTGCTCGACCGCATATGTGCCGTCAAAAAGCCGAAAGCCTCCGAGGGCTATGTTCATTCCGGCCAACAGCCTCGGCTCCCCCATGAGCGTCAGATCACCCTCGACTTCGCGCTGGTTCTTTTTTCGCAGAGCAGCTTTGGCCTTCCGTTCCGCCATGGCGATGTCGTCGGCTATCTGATTGACCCGCAGGGTGCGCCCGGATCCGGCCGGAGGATCCGGAGGCGAATACGTGAACGTCTTGAGCTCTTTGTCTTTGGGGTCGTGAAACGAGACCTCGCAAGCCTTGTAGATCTCGATCGTCTTGGTTTTCAGGGACGCGCTTCGCAAATCGGACTGGCCCCGGGTAACGGACAATGAAACCGGGTGGGCGTCGTACTTTTCGCCAGCAAAAACAATGACCGTCGCGTCGTTGATCTTGAGGTTCAGGCCGTACTCGTCGACAATTCGCTTCATGAAAGCCAGGTCCGTCTCCGCGTGCTGGTCAAGGCGGAGGAGCTGAACGTCATCGGCCTGCCAGGAGAGCTGGAACCCTGCGGGGGAGGCTATGTCGCTAAATACCTGGTGAAGGCTGACATTTTCCCATCCGCGGCTTTTGCTCTCTTTTCGGATGGAGTTTTGCGTCAGCGAGCTCACCGCCTTCAGGGCAACCGTGTCGCCCTGGTCCCCAACGGCAAGCTCTACTTCGTCGACTTCAAATGTGCCGCAAGGAATGGACACAGAGGGGGACCCTGGTCCGTTCCACTCTTCAAGGCACACGATAGAGGCAACAATGGTGTCGCCCTTTCGGGGAAGCCAGTCTCCCTTCCAGAGGTGGTCGCGATCATCCATGTCAATGCGCAGGTCGTCAGCTTGGCCGTGTGCGTTGTCGGTGTAGGAAAAACCTCGAACAAACGGCGCAATGTCTTTGCTGATGTCGGCGCCCTGGTATGCGATCTGGATCCTTGCAGCCCTAGACTTCATATTGCTTCCACGGAGGTGTTACGGTTCTGGTGGCCATGGACGGCACATCGGGAATCTGCAGGACGGTGCCAGCGGAAAAAATCAGTACCCCCCTGTGCTCGGGGTTTGCGTCCAGAAGCAGATGGAGGCGCACCTCACTGCCCAGAACGCGCTTTGCTATCGAATCCCAAGTCTCTCCCTGGGACGTTGTGTACGTGCTAGGCATAGGCTGTCCGCTCCCGTTCCTGGAACATCTCTGCAACAACCTTCCTGACCCTTGCTTCCAGTCCTTCGTTCGCCTTGGAGACCGCCGACTTGACGTCTCCGGCAGATGTTCCGCCGTTCACGTTTATGGTCTGATTGAACGTGATGGTCTGTCTCGGCGGGATGGACTTGCCGGCGCGATCCATCTGGGAAAGACGCCCTTGGCTCTCAGGGGTTGAGCGAGAGGTGGGCGACGGAGATGTGTAGTTGTTGGCCGTGACGTTTGTCGTCTGGCTGTTCACGTAGGAAGGCTGAACAGTCTGCCCTGGGGTGGCCGTGGTGCTCGAATACGTATTGGATGTTTCATATGTCGGAGAGTTTTCCACGGTCGCACCGGGGGCCGGGGCCGTGCGTTCAGCAGTCTCTTTTTCGTCGCCGCCAAAGAAGCTACCGATAGCGCTGCCAACAGAGCTCACTATGCTGCCTATGGCGGAGGCTCCTTCCATCAAAACGCCGACCAGCGGGAGCTCCTTTATCTTCTCCCAGGCCCAGGTGAAAGCCTTCACCACAGACGTCCATACCTCAACAAAGAAAGTCTTGACCTTCCCCCAGTTTGAGATCAGCAACGCCGCGCCAATGGCAATTCCACCAATTATTAGCCCGATAGGATTGGCCATGACAGCCATGCCCATGACTCTGAAAGCGGTCCCAATGGCCGTGCAGGCTCCGGTTACAACAGCTTGTCCCACCGCCCAGGCCTTCTGGGCGGCACCCAGAGCGGTCATTTTCACCGCCGACCACATCGAAGCCGAGCCGATGGTCCGGATTGCCACAGTGGCTGCACGGGAAGCTGTGGCCACCACGGTTTGCCCCACCGCCCAGGCTTTCTGGGCGGCTGCCATGACGTTTGTCTTCACGGTCGTCCATGCGGAGGCGAGGCCTGTTGAGGTGATACCGCCTGCCAGGGCGGGGAGATGGGTGGACACCATGGGGACGATGGCCTTCCCGATGGTAAAAACATTCATACCGAAGCGGGCAACACCCAAGGCGAGCCGTCCGCCCATCACGAGCCCCAGTGCGATGGCGGCATTTTCCCATCCGCCCATCAGCCCTACGACTCCGCCTATTGCTGCCCCGACTGTGGAAAAGACCGAATACAGACCGCGGCCAAAGGATAAGATGGCTGGGATAGAAGCCTTGACGGAATCGCCAATGCCGACCAGGTCCTCTTTGTGTGACTTGACCCAGTCCGCGAGCTTGGGGGCGTATTCTTCGACCAACGGAGCAAGAGCGCCGCCGATCAAGCCTGACACCTCCGCAGTGACGGAGCTAAAAACTGTTGCCAGTTGGCTGAACGCGGTGTTGTACGCTGCAGCCCCTGCCCGACCTTCCTCAGAAAGAGCGTTCAGCCTCTTTTGCTGAGTAAGGATCTCGTCAACGCCCTCCTGTCTGGACCTCAGATATCCGAAAAACTTATTAGCCTCGCCTCCCATTAAGATGTCAGCTGCCGATGATGCCTGCTGCCCGTCGGGCATAGCCTTGATGGCCTTTGCTATTTGCCGGAATTGCTCTTCTGGCTTGAGGTCCTGGAGGTCTTGAAAGCTCAAGCCAATCATCTGGAGAGCCTCTTTCACCGGAGTGGTTTCTTCAAGGCCGGCAGACTCACCCAGCTTGTTGTTCATCTCTTCGATCAGGTCTCCGACGTGATCCACGTCGAACCCGGCCTCCCTGGCCACGCCTCCCCATGCTTGAAAGGTGTCTGCAGACACTCCAAGACTTTTTGCCAAGGCGATCTGTTCGCCGGTGGCCTTGTTCATCATGGTTACGGCCGCGCCTACGGCGCCGACTCCGGCAGTTATCCCCGCTGTCACTCTGGCGGCAGAGCCAATCTGCTCGCGAATGTTTCCCGACGCCTCCATGGCGTTGTTCAGCCGATCCATCTTGGATTTGGCCTTGTCCATCTCGGAAGTCAGATGTCGGTACTCGGAAGACAGTTCCCCGAGATCGCGGCCGGTGTCAGCAATCTTGGCTTTGTGGTCGACGAACTGACGGGTGGATCTTTCGACAGACGAGCGCAGGCTTTTCACTTTGCCTTCGGCCATCTCGATGCGGCGAGCCAGCACACCCTTGGCCCCGCCGGCGGCTTCAGCTTGCTCCTTCAGTTCGGCCAGATTCTTTTCTGCTGCAGAGAGTTCTTTTCGCGAAGTTCGCACTCCATCACGCAGCTTGTAAAAGCTCTGCATCAGCTTATGGGTCGGCTCGGACCTCATTTCCCGGATCGAGGATCCAAGGTCTTTGATCCGGGACTCGGCCCCCCCGAAGGTCGACTTGAATGTCGACCCCAGGGAGGCCCCGAGTTCCATGGTTATGCCGAGTTTTCGCTCTGCCATTTGCGCTCCGTTACACTTGAGGGCCTATCTCTTTTTCCACCTGGACAGCCTCTTCAAGCCAGTCCAGCAGTTCGGCCAAGTCCATGTCCTTGATTTCAGACAGCGGCCACCCGGAAAACCTGCTCAACAGGAGGATGGCCCGTCTCAAATCCTTTATGCCTCCGTCTTTTTGCCCGCCTGGCGGGGGCTCTTTTTCAAAAAACGGTACGCCTCCATCAGCAGCTCATAGTCGCCGTCGGGCATGTCGAGGAGTTCCTCGGAGGGAACGTCACACAGCAGGCCAAACAGGGTCACTTCGACCTCGGCGGGGGTCGCGTCGGGGCCGGCCGCTTTCTGGGCTTCCAGGCGGTCACGAACCAGGCAGCGGCGCATGGTCAGCTCTGTGACCTCCTTGCCCCCGATCTCCAGAGGCTCGTTCAGGGGTATCGTTTTTGTCAGGTTCTGCTTCGCCATAGCCTTATCCCTCCACACCAAGCGCAGAGCGCACGGCAGTCAGATAATCGGTTCCGTCGACCATGAAGATAAAGTTCAGCTTGTCCATCTCCAGCACTTCCTTTCCGTCCTGAACCAGCTTCAGGTAGGTCACCTCGAGTTCGATCTCGGAGTCCTGAGGCTTGGCGGTTTCGAACTTGCCGAAGGATGCGCTCTTGGGCATGCCTCGCAGGATGATTCTCTCCGGGGTTGCTCCGATCGTGCCCGAGCCGCCGTCGTGATGCTGAACAGCGGCTCGCAAATCGAGATGGTGAGACTCCGGAGCCTGGAGTTTGACGAAGTTGGCCGTCTTGGTGCGGAACGACAGCTTGACGGTCATGGACTGGAAGTGTCCGAGGGTCGGGCTGTCGATCTCGCCGGCGATGCCTGCGCCGGAGAGGGTTTCGGTCATGGACTGCAGCTGAGGCAGGTCGACCGTGGCTACACCCATCAGTACCGCGCCGTCCTTGTAGACGTTAAACGCGATGGTTTTTTCAGGAATCTTGTTCACGTTGCCCATGTGTCACCTCTTACGAGAACAGGTTTTGGAGATACGCGGGGTCGTACTCCAGGGTGTTGACGATCTGGCGAGCCGGAGAGGGCGGGGTCAGATACGTGTGGAAGCGGATGATGCCGTCCATCAGGTCCGTGGTCGGGTTTTCGTCCTCGGAGAAAACGATGCGCCCGCCAAGAATGATCTCCATTGCGCGGAAACCGTTGAGGCGAATGTTCTCGCTGTCGATGATGGTCTGGATCAGACGGCGGGTAATGGGCCAGTCAACCTTCTGGAAGTAGGTCAGGATGAAGGTGTTGGCGTGCCAGCTGAAGAACCTGCGGATGGGGATAAACGCATCCTTGGGGTCGGTGATGCTGGGGTAGCAGCCGGTGCGGTTGCCCCACGCCTTCCACCCGCCCACGAAGTTCAGGGCGGTGATGAGGCCTTGGCCATTAAGGAAGTTTGCCTGCTCAAGGCCAAGCCAGACTTCCTTGCCTGCTGAGACCGCGGAGTTTGCGTACAGCCGGTTGTTGGACGGGGAGCGGTACGGCACATCGCCAGCCTGCTCGTCAACATCGCCGATTAGTCCGGCCACCTGCGTGGACATGTGGAACACCTCGTCACCCAGCTTTACCTTCGGCCAGCAGACGATCATGTTCGGATCGGTGAGGTTGTTATCGTTTTTCCACCCGGGAACGTCCGTGTAATTGGGAACCGTGCTGTCGGGCACGTCCACGATGGCCATGGCCTTAAACAGGCCATTGATGCCCGTGGCCTTGGCGGCCATGCCAATAGCCACAGCCGGATCCTCGGACCACCCGGGGGCGCAGATCAGTCCGGGGACGATGCGGAAGCGGGTGAAGACTTCGCTGATCAGCTCCAGCCCGGTGAGCTTGCCGGTAGTTTCGTCGACTCCGCCGATGATGTCCGCGGAAGTCACTTGAGCCGGATCCGGGACGGCGGGATCTCCCGACGTGTGGACTTCAGGGTCATACACGTTGACGAAAACCACAGGAGCCACGCCATACAGGCCGAACTGCGACCTGGCGAACTCGCAAAGAGTGTAGCTCTCCCAGTCGTCGCTATCCCCGAACGCCGCTACGAACTCGGAATAGCTGTAGCAGAGCACCGGTTCATTGACCTTGCGGTCGGCAGGGTCTTGGTCCTCGATTGGTGCGGTGCCAAAAACAACAGGCACCGATGCCGAAATTCGGCGCGGCGGCAGGATCGAGGTGGGAACCTCAAGGGCGTAAACGCCGTGTTTATACGCGCTCATAAATCAAATCCCTCCACAGTTTGTCGCGGAGCAGGCCTGCGCCAGGTTGTGGTCAGGACTACGACCGCGTATCTATGCTGTTCACGTCTGGGGTCCGGGCGTCGAACCCGGACCGGCCATTGCCGTTCAAATTTGTTTTCCAGAACACGGACGTCGCGCAAGATGGACCGCACTCTGTCCGTAAACCCTGCCGCCCACTCCTCAAGTGACTTTGAGCCGCTGTTTGAGCTCATGCACAGCGTCACTTCGGCGGATATAAGACTGTCATCTTCATCGTCCTCGACGGACTCCCAGGCCACGACCACGCAAGGAAACGCCTCTACCCCGCCAAGGTCGTCCGGAAGGCCTCCGATATAGACAGGAGGAGCTACTTCGGCGCCCGTTTCCGGGTGTTCCAGAAAGAAGCCCTGCAGGCCGTCTTCCAGGCAGCGTCCAAGATCTGTTACGAGTTGCGCGATCATCTGAGTCCAGCCTCCTGAAGCACGTAGTCGGCTTCATGCAGCACGTTCTTCGTCAGGCGCTCAGACGCCTGCTCCTGCAGATCCAGAAGGTTCCCTTCGTCTTTCAGCGCCTGGAGATGCCCGGGACCGTAGAGTCTGCGGATGGGTTCTCTTTCCTCGCCCACGCGCTTAAATATCTGCGGCTCGCCGCCGGACCGAGGGGTTTGAATAAACGAGCCCTCTACAACCTTGCGCCCCGAGGCCTTTTTGACTTGGACGGAAACGCCTTTTTTCGGACGCCGGCCACCGGCCGTGACGGGGACTCGTGGCCTTGCTCCGTAGTGAACCAGTGGGACGGACATCTTTCCCACAGCCTTCAGTAGGGCGCGGGGGTAGTCGGCTCCCTTCTGGGGCTTAATAAGGGTGATGCGTTCGCGGATCTGCTTGGCCGGGACGTTGTAGTCTTCACGGACCTTCTTCACCGTGTCGGTGCGCATCCCGGTGATGGTTTTTGACAAAGCCCTGTAGACAGCCTTCTTCGCCCCGCCGGGGACCAGAGCCAAGACATCCCGCAATCCCTCAAGGGCCTTCTCCGCATGAAAAGAGTCTATTCTGATCAAGTCGTCACGGGCCATCAGGACACCTCCCTGTAGATAAGAATCTCGAGAAAGCCTCCCTGGCTTTCCGTCCTGGAAACAATCCACTGTTCGCCGTCCAGCATGAGAGGGCGATGCGACTTCGGTCTTTGCAGTTCCGCCTCCTTGACCACCAGCTTCTTGACCTGGACGTTAACGCTTTCCCGCGCCTCGTCAGGCCCCTGACCTTCGTCGTCGACCAAGGCGATCAGTGATGTGCCATTGATGACAACAGGCAAACCAAAGTCATCGAGGAAGATGTCCAGATCGTCCTGGATAGCTTCCATCATGCTCATTTCTTCACCTGGCCCTTGGGGCTGCGGGAACTGAACCACCAACCGACGGCAGTGGACGCCATGAAGATGACGTTGTGCACGACGTATGTGGTGATCTCCCCGGCTTGTTCAGACTCCAACAGGATTCTGTTTGCGGTCATGTACTGGGTGAAATGAACGTATGTCCGCCAGCTCACGTAGCAAAGAAAGGCCGTCATCACCGGGCGGGTGATGCCGCGGATAAAGTCGGTGATGGTCAGCAGGAAGTCCGCCCAGGTGGTTTTCCCTGCGGAATAGGTGGCGCGGTCATGGTGCAAGCTGGCCTGATAGGACTCCGCTGCAACCTCGACCTCTCTGGAGGCCCGGTCTTCCCGCGCCTCCTGAATCCTGCCGTCCGTCTCGACCTGCATCATCTGGATTTCCTTGTCGGCACGTTCCAGATCTTGCTGGTGAAGCAAGGCAGCGGTTTTGCGCTTCTGCCATTCGCCGATCCAGGTGGATATTCCCCCAAAGATCGACTGAAACAGGGTGCCGATGCCGCCCGTCCCTACTCCGAGGAGAGAGGTTCCGATCAGGTCCACGAGGCTAGACATTGCTATTAACTCCTTCTCTAAAAATTCTGAGGTTCAGGGGGCGGCGCATGGTCCTGGCCATGAAGCGAGACAAGGCCGGAGTGCTGGCCAAAACGGCCGACTGCCCGTACAGAGATCCAACGCGAGACCCCGGCAGGATACAGCCGTGGCTGTGGGTCTTGTATCCGAGCGAGGTGTCGCCGGCGACGTTGCCGGCATGGATCTGCACGGCGGTGCGGCCGGGAACATTCTTCAGCTGATACACGTGGCTGTTCCAGTGGTTCGACCACCGCCTGAAGGCTTCGTATTCCCCCTCGGGGATGCATGAAATGTTCGTCTGGTTGTCTCGCCAGGGCAGCTCTATGCAGGGGACGGCAAACACCATCTCGGGGATGATGATCAAGCCCACGGTCCCTTGTGCGGTGGAACTCTTGCGAATGATCAGTACGTCAATAGGGTCGGTCTGCCTCATTTCTTCCCCTCCT